TAAATTGGTTTAAATAATTATCATCAAATACTTCTTTTTTTCCTTCGTGATTTTTTGAAAATACATATGAATTACCTTTTTTTTTAATAGACCATCCTTCTTCGATAGCATTAAAAAGAAATAACATTTTTTGAAATTTAATATTGTCTATTTTTATGTTATCATTTTCTAAATAATTGTCCATTTTAATTTTAATATCCATTTTATAAAAAATAAGAAAAGTATTATAATCTTTAAACTTGTTTAAAATATATTTAGTCTTTATTATCAATTAAATAAATAATGTGTTTCTTATTAAAGAGAAATGCCTAGTTTTAAGCCTAAAACAAACAAAAAAATCAGATTTAACAAACAAAAATCAATTACTTTAGATGGTAAACACAAAGAATTTTTAAATGAGTTTTCAAAAAATGAAAATGATAAAATTCCTGATTTAAAAGCTGAAAAAAAAGAACTAGAATTAAAATTAATTAATCCAACCCTAACAATTGAGCAAAAATTAGATATAACTGACCGTGTTAAAGAAATTACAATGACAATTAAAGAGTTAAAGAGTAAAAAAAAAGAATATTTTTTAGATAATTCTAAATTTATTTTTGATTATTTTGAAAATAAAAAAAATATATCATGTGGTGTATCTTCTGAGGTTTCAAATAAAAATAAACTATTGAATAATTTTTTTAAAATCAAACAAGATGATACTTTAAATACACTTAATCAAACTAAAAATAATAATATTGTACAAAAATATTTATGTAATATTGATGATATATTTTTAGATGTAAATTCGTTTGTTTGTCAAACAGATATATGTCAGTATTGTTACAAAGGTGAATTAATTCCTCTTGAAGATGAAGGTATTTTAATTTGTAATAATTGTTCTAGAAATATTCCATATTTGATTGAAAATGAAAAACCGTCTTATAAAGAACCTCCAAAAGAAGTATGTTTTTATGCTTACAAAAGAATTAATCATTTTAAAGAAATATTAGCTCAGTTTCAAGGAAAAGAAACTACACAGATACCTCCTGAAGTTATTGAAAATATTAAATTACAAATCAAAAAAGAGAGAATTGAACTAGACCAAATAACTAATCTTAAAACTAAGGAAATTCTAAAAAAATTAGGATTTAATAAATATTATGAACATATACCATTTATTAAAGATAAATTAGGAATCAAACCCCCAGTTATGTCACCAGAATTAGAAGAAATACTTTGTAATCTTTTTATCGAATTACAATCGCCTTATTCCAAATATTGTCCTGATGATAGAGTAAATTTTTTAAACTATTATTACACAGCATACAAACTTTGTGAGTTATTAGGAGAAACTCAGTATTTAAATGATTTCCCAATGTTAAAAGATAGAGAGAAAAGAGTCGAGCAAGACCAAATATGGCGAAAAATCTGTGAAGAGTTGGATTGGGAGTTTATTTCAACTATTTAATTTCGTCTTTGTCTTCTTGTTTTTTTTCGTTTATTGTTTCCTGTTTTTTTTCGTTTATTGTTTCTTGTTTTTTTTTGTTTATTATTTCTTGTTTTTAGTTGTTTTCGTTTATTACTTTTTGTTCCACCAGGTTGTATTACTATTTCAATATCCGTGTCAGTAACAGGGTTTAGTTCTCTACTATTTTTTAAGGCAGTAATATTCATTTTAATTCCGCGGATAGAGGATTTATTTCGATTTATTTTTGCTATAAGTTTTTGAGTTTCATCTTCTGTGAGTCCAGATGTGCTTATTAATCTGTCTTTTTCCGCTTCATAAGCCGCCTGAGCTGAGACTCGTCTTGCTCTTTCTGGAGTATCTCTAAAAAAATATTTTGATTTTAACTCAATCATTCCTTCCTTATCAACATCCCAAACAACTTTATTTATTTCTTCTGGTGGTACATCTTTTAGCAAATCTACAGGTTCTTCTTGAATATCATAATCTATAAAATTAATAATACTGTTCATTTCATCATATAAAACTGGATAATCTTCAATAAATTGTTGGTCTGGTATACCAATTTTATCCTCTCTCACTGTGTTGATACCTCCATCTCTAAACTCTGTACTTAGCGCTTCATCCATTGAATCAAACGCACTTGTAATTTCGGCTTCATTATAAGTTAATTCATTAACTACAGTATCATCAAAAACATCAGGGGCAGCATCATCTTCGTCATCATAATTAGTATCAAATTTTGTAGTAATATCCGTATCTATAGAATATTCACCCCCTTCATTCATAATTTCTTTGCATAATATGCTTAAAAAATCAGAGTCTAATTCTTCAGGTCCTTCAGGTCCCTCACCACCTTTACCGCCACCACCTTTAGTAAATGATTTCCATTTTTTTCCGAAATTTTTAAAAATGTATTCTTTTCCAATAAAACAAGTATTAAAAATTAATCTTATTATACATGCCGTATATATTGTATTATTATTTTTGTCTATTACTGATTGTGGTATAACTAGTTTATTTGCTTCCTTACATACATCTTTAATATGTGTTTCAATACTATTTTTCATTCCTGCGATTATACTATTTTTAGCTGCTTCACTTTGATTTCTTGCGAACATACTCTCATAACTATAAAGATAGTCTTTTGGGGCTTTGGGTGATTTTGGATTAAGACGTTGTCTAGCAGCCTCTAAAAATTTGTCTATTCCTTCTCGGTTGAGTGACCAACCTTTTGCGGTACCATTGCCAACTAGTGGAGGTTTAATAAAATTAAAATCTGATTTAGTTTGATTACACCAAGTGTGAGAAGCTCTTAATCCTTTTTGTATTAATATTGAATCATGAAAATGTTTTATCGTTGCCTTATAAGTAGGTTCTAATAACCCGGATAAATTTCCTATACCTGGCGGTAACACGTGCTCATCTTCACCACAAGCACTTAAAATTGTTGTTTTATATTTAAATATATAAACTGGAGTACCACATAACCAACAATCAGAACACACTTTTTTTTTAACAACATCTGGTTTCACACCTTTTTTTATTGTTATACCTTTTTTTTTTGCTAAAACTAACTTAAAATAATTAAACTCGGCACCATCAGTCAATTTTTTCTCTGCTCCGGGAATATCACTCCATGTTTTAAAATAATCTTCTGATGATGATTCTACACTTTCTTGTGTCGCCGTGGCCAAACTACTACCGCTGAATGTTAATAAACTTCTCATTTTTTTAGCTGCTATTGGACAAGGACCCATGTTAGCCCATTTATACATACAATTGAATATATCTTTTCTATCTACCTCTGGCATAAATAAATAATTGTATAATAATACTACATTAGGCATAGTTATTTGTGGATATCCTTTTGTTTTCATTAATTCTATTAAATTTTGAACTACTGTACTATAATTAGTTGCTGCTAATATTGTTCTAAATCCTGGTGTATGAGCAACATTTCTAGAATTATTTCTTAAATAATTCACTGTTGAAACAATACAATTATCTGTATATAATGCTTCCTTTACTTCTTTTGTAGTTATACGTTGTAGACCAGGTTGAGGAGGTAAAGCTGATGATGCTGATGAATTTTTAGATGGCATATATTATATATATATACATATATATATATAAATAGTATATGTATATGTATCTAAAATAAATTTTTGTTTTGCTTAATAAAAGTCAGCAGTATTATTTTTATATCTATCATTCATATCTAGTTTAGCATCATCTGTTATTTCACCACCTTTATATGGAAATAATTTCAATAAATTTGTATTATAAATTGAAAAATTAGGATTGTTACAATTCGCACCTATATTATTTCCTCCTCTAATTTTCTTACCTTTTCTTGTTTTTTTACTTTTTCTTGTTTTTTTACTTTTTCTATATATTCTTTTTGACCCACCTAAATCAGCAACAGTTAACTTTTTGGATTTTGCTTTTTTACTATTAATACGTCTATTCTCTAATTCATCTTGTCTATTTTGTCTTTCAATATCTTTTGGATCCATAGGTGTTGTTGGGAAACTTGTTATTATGTTATTTCGTTTTCTTTCTAAGTCAGCATTAACCCTTTTAACTTCGGCATTAATTCTCTCTCTTTCTTCTTCGATTCTATCTGCTTCAGCTAATCTTCTTAATTCAACAGCATCTGTTATAGGTGTTGTTTTCCATTCATATTTGCCTCTTCCACTTTGTTTTCTCATTTTCATACTTTTTTTCATTATATAATAATATACTATTATTATTTAACACTAGTTAAAATCATAATAATTTAATTAATTATTATGATTTTAGGTCTTAAAATCCACCAGGAAACCTGACGAGATTAGCACCAATACCAAAACCAGCACCGGACCTAGCAGTAGCACCCATAGATGGGATGTATGTATCTAAAATGCTAAAAGTAGCAGCGGCAGTTAAGCCAATTAAAATAATTTCCTCAATATTCAAAGAACGTTTAGGAATAGCGTAAGCAGCAATAGCAACCATCAAACCCTCGACAAGATACTTAATTATTCTTTTAACAAGTTCACCAACGTTAATTAATCCTTCCATTATAATAAATAAAAAGAAAAAAAATATATATTTGCGATAAAAAACTTAAATAATTTGCTTTAATTAAAGTAAAATGAATCATTCTAAAGAAAGAAGTTCTAAAAAATCTGGGTTTGAAAAAAAAATGAACAATGGAAAACAAAATCCTAAATATGTTGACTTACTTGAAGAAGATAAACCAATTGCTGGACAAAAATTCGCATGTGTTTCTTTTGTTTCTCCTGAAAATGTTTTAAAACAAAAAGAAATTTTCTTTTTCGAAGAATTCCTAAAGAAGTGGGATTTAAATAAATCTATGGAAAAATTTGTTCAGTTTTTAAACTTTGTTTCATATAAATATAATATGTCTTTTGATGACTTAACTAATGATTTTAAAGAGTTTGTTAAGGAGGAAAAGGAAACACTAAATAAAACAAGTATGAGAGACGAATACAAAACTTTTCTTGATAATAATGAGGAAGAGCTAGAGAAAGCATTTGGTATTAATAATCAGTTTCAGACTTCTACAAGAGGATTAAAGATTAGAGGAGTGTATCCAACTTTGGAGGAGGCTGAATTAAGATGTAAAATGCTAAGAGAAATTGACCCTAATCACGATGTGTATGTTGGTCCTGTTGGACTATGGATGCCTTGGGAACCTGAGGCATATAAGACCGGTCGTGTTGAATACATGGAAGATGAATTGAATCAATTGATGCATGAAAAGACCAAAAATGAGTCTAATGCTAAGTCTGCTTTTGACCAACGAGTTAAGGAAACAAAACAAAAGGCAATCGAAGAAAACATTAAGAATGCTGAAAAGTCTGGAAATACACTAACTCAATCAATTGACAATGAAGGTAATTTAATTGGTGTTACTAATTCTAGCACATCTTTTTCAAATGATAATGAAACAATTTCAGCTGCTGATATTCGGTCTGAACTTTTTGAAGGAGAGAACATTGTGGTTGGAAATACTGACCATGGACAAAGTGAGCTTATTAGCGGTCCTTTTGCTACCAAAAAGGATTAATAATACACTTTTAATAATTTATTAATTATTTTTATTAAATATTTTTTTAATAAAAATATATTTATTACCATTTTGTTTTTTTTACACTAATTTTGGGACCTTGCCCTCGTTTTTTTACTGAACCTGGGTCATATTTTTCTTCCTCATCGTCGGAATTACAACCTTTTGATAATTCCCAAAATTCTTTAGAGCCTAGTTTAAAATCATTATGATTCTCAGCTTTATACCAAAATACTTGTTCGTGTAATTTGTTGGATTTTGCATTATTATTAATAACTAAGCATTCATAATTTTCAGTACATTGGTCCATTACTTGACTAAATGCCTCAAATGTTGGAAACATACCCGCATAATTCTCATAAATTCTTTTTCTATTAGCAATATATGGCTCTCTTAAAATAAAAACATAATCAATATTAGTGCGAAGAGTTGGTGGAACACCAAGTGGATATTGCATTGTAATAATTAACATTACCTTCCAATGTCTGCCATTCATAAATAAAAGTCGCATCATTTTATCGCGCGCCCAGGTATTATCATACAAGCAATCATCTAAAATAACAAAGGCTCTTGGGTCTATTGTGGTGCGTTTATATGTTTCCATTTCTTTTTTAACTTGTTTTAAAACAGTTCGTTGTCGTTTTAAAATATTCTCAATAATAGCAGTATTATACTCATTATGAATAAATAGCTTAGGCACCATTTTTCCATAAAATCCGTTTCCTTCTTCTGTCCCAGCAATAACAGTCCCAATAGGAATTTC